AAACTTGACGCTGACTTCACTGACCGACAGTTCCGTGCTGAGTTCGGTGAAGACGCAGAGTATCCTCAGATTGCTCTTGGCCTCAAGCATCGTGGCACGTTGAAGGAGACCATTCAATACATGTCAGAAAAAGGTATGTTTTTGTAACACGTTATACAAAACTGCTTGACTATATAATACACGAGGTCTATAATAGACCTGTACGTTCATCCCACTCTGTGGGACGCAAGTAGGTCGCGGAACGGATCGTTCATCCCTTCGGGGACGCAAACGACTGAAGGAACGGGGCAAAAATCCCATACTTCAGGAGTAACTACCATGAACACCCTTACACTGATCAAGAAGCAAATCGACAAGGCAGCAGCACTGCACGATGCTCAAATCAACATCACCAAATATCGTGGTGTTGACTGCAAAGTGCATGAGGCAGGTGAGGAAACTCACGGCACCTACTGCTACCGTGGACGCACTTACGTCAAGTGATTGCGTAACTAACTGAATAGTGTTATGATGGGAGGGTAACCTCCCATTTTTTATGGAAAGAGATAAACTAAAACTCATAGTGAGGAATCTCAAACTCCTTGTCGAAGCGTTAGAGTCTGAGGTATACTCTGATCCTAGTGCTTATACAGACAAGCGGGAAAACTTTGATGATCCTGCAGATTACTATGCACCCATCTCAGACTACGACGAAATTTTTAATGACGATGACGGATACCCCGATTAAATTGATTAGTGTCACTCCTGATGCTGAGAAACACATGGCTTACTGTGCCCGTGTAAGCAATCCAAATAACCAAGAGAACGAAAAGTTCTCTGGTCTACTCAAGTATTGTGTGAAGCACCAGCACTGGAGTATCTTTGAGCAGGCATACATGACTCTGGAAATCAATACTACCAGGGGGGTAGCAGCTCAAGTGCTCCGGCACCGTTCGATGACATATCAAGAATTTTCACAACGCTATGCTGATTCTTCCCTACTCGCGGAGGAGATCCCTCTACCTGAACTACGCAGACAAGACACCAAGAATCGTCAGAATTCTATTGATGATGTTGACCCGTTTGTCCGTCAAGAGTTTCAGATCAAAATGAAGAAGCACTTTGATGAGGGAATGAAACTCTACAAAGAAATGCTTGATGCTGGGATCGCAAAGGAGTGTGCTCGTTTTGTGCTTCCGTTAGCAACGCCCACCAGACTCTATATGACTGGTTCAGTGCGCTCGTGGATCCACTATATTGATTTGCGTTCTGCTAACGGCACACAGAAGGAGCACATGGATATTGCTCTGGGTGCTAAGAAGATTTTTATCGAACAGTTTCCTGCCGTTGCGGAAGCAATGGAGTGGATTTAATAAATACAAGAAAAGGATTGAACGTTTATGCCAACGTACCCTGTTATTAATAAAGAAAGTAAAGAAACTAAAGTACTCACAATGACAATGAAAGAGTACTCTAAGTGGAGAGAAGATAATCCAGAATGGGATAGGGATTGGTCGCAAGGATGTGCGAGCACCCAAGAGATGTTTAGGTGGTCGGGCGAGGCTAATTCCAGTGGATGGAATGAAGTCTTGGACCGTGCATCTAAACAACCGGGTGCTACTGTCCGCAAAAACCGCGATTACCAATTCTAATCTCCGCTTATGCCTGCAAAAAAGAAGTCTCCTACACCAATCGTCCCATTCGGGATGAGCAACAAGCACATGAAAAGAAAGAAACCAATCAATAAGGACCTGATGAGGTCCATTGAACCACTAACAGAAAATCAAAAAGAACTTTTCCGCTGCTACGAAAACAACCAGAACCTTGTGGCATATGGTTGTGCTGGCACAGGTAAAACGTTTATCACCCTCTACAACGCACTTCAAGATGTGTTGGATGAGAAGACTCCATACGAAAAGATCTACATCGTAAGGTCACTTGTTGCCACTAGAGAGATTGGATTTTTGCCAGGTGACCACGAAGACAAGTCATCTCTTTACCAGATTCCATATAAGAATATGGTGAAGTTCATGTTTGAGATGCCTACAGATGCAGACTTTGAGATGCTGTATGGCAACCTCAAAACTCAAGGGACTATCTCATTCTGGTCTACGTCATTCATTCGTGGAACCACTCTTGATAATGCTGTCATCATCGTGGATGAATTCCAGAACTTGAATTATCACGAACTTGATAGTATAATCACTCGTGTAGGTGAAAATAGTAAGATCATGTTCTGTGGTGATGCCACCCAGACTGACCTTGTTAAATCCGCTGAGAGGAATGGTATCGCAGACTTCATGAAGATCCTGCGTGTTATGCCCTCTGTTGATATTGTTGAATTTGGAGTTGAAGACATCGTTCGCTCTGGACTTGTGAAGGAATACCTGCTAGCCAAAATGGAAACTATGTGAAATGAATTTTGTTCATCATAATTATCTCGGTGACCTTGAATTAAACAAGAAAGAAACAAACGGCATCCGTCTCTACAATCTTCCAAGTGGAGACTGGGTGCCGTCTATCACATCTGTGACCTCTTTCTATAACAGACAGATCTTTATTGACTGGCGTAAGCGAGTTGGTATTGATGAGGCAAACCGCATCACTAAGAAAGCAACTGCCCGTGGAACTGATTTCCATGAAGCAGTTGAGGTGTATATGAAAAATCAAGAGATTGATTGGGAGCAATTCAAACCTCTCACCAAGTTCATGTTTCATCATGCCCTACCATATCTGGACAAGATAAATAATATACACGCTATAGAAAGGACTCTGTACTCTGAGTATCTTGGTCTAGCGGGTCGTGTCGATTGCATCGCAGAATACGAAGGAGAACTTGCGGTCATCGACTTTAAAACGTCAGAAAAAATCAAACCTGAAAAGTGGTTGGAGAACTATTTCGTTCAAGAAATGTTCTATGCCTCTGCTTATTATGAACTAACTGGCATCCCCGTCAAAAAACTCATTACTATTATGGTCACTCCTGGTGGTGACGTAAAAGTATTTGACAAAAGAAATAAAGGGGACTATATTAAATTGTTAGTTCGCTACATTAAAGAATTTGTATCTCACAATCTTAGGTCAGAGAATGGAGAATGAACTAGAGAAGGTATTAGAAAGTAAATTCTTCTGTCCTGCGCGATTTGCTCAAGAGATTGAGACTCTTGTGCATGGAGAAAATAATATGAGCTATATTGATGCCATCATTTATTTTTGCGAGAAGAATAGTATTGATCTAGACTCTGTTCCCAAACTGATCTCCAAACCACTGAAAGAGAAGATCAAATATGAAGCGATGGAACTTAATTTCCTGAAGAGAAGTTCCCGCGCCAAATTGCCCCTTTGATTTCATTTTTATCGGAAAAATTTTTCCGGCAAAAATCTTCCATATTACTTTTTTGATGATGCCCTTTGATGCCTATAAGCAGTATCTTTCGTTGAAGAACCACTTCACGAAAGAGAAGTATGACTATCACAAGTATTGTGGTAAGAGTCGTGCTACAGTACAATCATTCTATAAAAGGAAAGATCGTTTCTGGTTTGAGAAACTTGCCAGGAACAAAGACGATAAGGAAGTAGTTGAGTTCTTCATATCTAATTTTATCACCTGCACTGATCCAAGTAAGCTTTGGATAGGAGAATTGATTCGCGAAGGTGAAGTTAGATACACTTCATGGAAGAAGAGAACTCAATCAATGTCTTACATGTTCAAGGGAGAGATTGAAGAACTCCTCTCTGAAAAGAAGTTGGATGATTTGTTCTCAAGTAAGTCTGGACATCCCACCATTCTAAAAAAATATTTGGGTGGGGATATCTCTATTGAAACTATGGTAATTCTTGATAGAATACTAGAGTTCCGAAAAAACTTTGACAATGATCTACAAGATCCGGTATGGGAAACCGTCAGTATGAGAATGAAAAAGTATTCTCCGTTCCTAAATATTGATGTACCACGTTATAAAAAAATCCTTAGAGAGGTTGCAGTAGGGTAGATGAGTTTCTTTGAATCCGAAGTCGTTAGAGCAGAACTTGCTGAAGTCCAGGAACTTCAGGAAGAAGTCTACTCTAGCGTATTTAAATTCCCCTCTATGGACAAGGAAGAAAAACTGCATCACATCGGTCTCCTAGAGAAACTGATTGATAAGCAGAAAATCGTATGGACTCGTCTGAGTCTGTCTGATGATCCTGGTGCGAAAGAGATGAAGCAGAATATGCTTGAGTCTGCTCGCGCAATGGGACTTCCAGCAAACGTTGATATGAGTGTTGTGTTTAACAACATGAATGAGATGCTTATTGTTATGAGAAATCAAGTTGACTCTACGGGTTCTGACCTGTAGAATAACAAGGTACACACAAGCCAAATCTAATTAATCCGAGGTAATCCTATGTCTTTCGCAGACCTTAAAAAGCAGTCTTCTCTTGGTTCGTTGACTTCTAAGTTGGTAAAAGAAGTCGAGAAGATGAACAACACTAGTGGCGGTGGAGATGACCGTCTCTGGAAACCTGAAATGGATAAGACCGGCAACGGTTATGCAGTCATCCGTTTCCTGCCCGCACCTGAAGGGGAAGAACTCCCTTGGGCAAAGATGTATTCTCATGCCTTCCAAGGTCCTGGTGGATGGTATATTGAGAACTCTCTGACTACTCTTGGTCAGAAAGACCCTGTGTCTGAATACAACCGCGAACTGTGGAACAGTGGTGTCGAATCCGATAAAGACACTGTTCGTAAGCAGAA